GTAATATTCAAACTCATCATGTTGGTCAACATTAGGAATTATTTTTTTAAGTTTTTCTTCTATAGGAACAAACATTATTTATGCATCTCATTGTTCATTTTAGCTATAAAAGATTGAATCATAGTTTCTTTATCTATGTCTAAAAAATAATCTAAAGGTTTATTTAAAAATTTACATATTCTAATTAAATTAACAATAGGTATTCTGTTTTGTCCTTTTTCATATTTACCTATTTGTTGAAAAGTTGTTTTGAGTGCTTTTGCTAGTATCTGCTGCGTTGCAGGTTTCTTAATATAATATCCATCTACCTCTAATTTCTCATCAAAGTTTTGAACATATATTTCTCTTGCTAATCTAGCTTCTTTTATTTTTTTACCAATGTGAATATAAAATTCATTATCTTCTACAAAGTTCTTTTTTGCTCTATCTGATAGTTTCATGTCTTTCCTTTCATTTAGGGTATAGAACCCCTTAAAATAAATGCAACTTTTTGTATATACTTAATTAAGTATATAAAAATCTAGCATCTTTATTTTCTGCCTCAACTATTCTTCGGAACAATTGGTTATATTCCTTGAAGTTTTGCAGAGTGTGTACACATTGTCTGCCACTTTCTTTAGCACCCATAATTTTTTTGTGTGCTTTGTCTAGCTTTGTGTACAACCTAATGTTGCTATTTCTTAAGCTCATCATTTACCTCACCGATAACTTTAATATTTGCACTAACAAGTTTGTGTTCGGTGATATTTACTTTTGCAAACTCACTAGGCATTTTTTGATTGTGTGCTTTTTTCGTTGCTTCTTCAACATTTGCACCATCAAAAATTTCTTCAAAATCAGCAGCTAACTCTATGCTTGATGTTTTAATTACTTTAGTCATTCAATACAACATTTCTACTATAACCAGAATATTCTCTTTTAATCTCATTTCTTTGTTCTAGTTTTTGTATCAGCACACTTACTGAATTTTTACTTTTATAACCCAACTCTTTAGCCATTTCTGAAAAAGTCGGACTATATTTGTATTTTTTAGTATAATTTTTAATAAATTGCAATAGCTTAAGCATTTTAGGAGTCATTGGTCTTTTAGTTGTTCTTGTTTTCATCTATGACTAACCTCCTTAATAATTCTGTATATCCATTGATGTCATCAAATGAATCTTTTTTGTAATCTTTTGATTGCATTATTCGCCATGATTTTAACAAAATCATAAATAAACCAAAGAATTTCAAGGGTATTTTAACATCTTGGTTATTATGAATTGATAGATATTTTTCCATAATTCCTACCATTACATAAGAGGTATGGTCAAAGTGTCCATAATCATTTTGTTTTTGTTTTAATAATCTTTCTATCTCACTTATAAATTTTACATTATCTGACATAATTACCTTTGTTATCTTCACACCAATGAGCAAAAGCTAATTTGTTTTGGTATATTGGATATGTTCTTTTTCCTATTTCTTTAAATTTTATTACTGACTTATGTATCTCCTCACAAGTAAGGGTAGTTTCAAATTTAACTTTATGTAAAACATATCCCTCACTTGTAAGTAAAGCCAAAACTAAAATAACAACTTTCAATTAACTAACTAAAAAGGAGCTTGTTGTTGTTTAGGTTTTTGACTATTCTGTTTTGGTCTAGGTTCATTCTTATAACCAGAGAGTATTGTTCCCTGATCGTTTAACCAACCAATTAAACCTTTATGTCCACCAGCTTCTGAATAGTTCATTTCTCCAGTAAACTTGTCATCACCTTTAAATAAGACTCCGACCTGTGCATAGACTTTGACAAACTTGGTGTTGCCATCTTTTGATTGAGCTTTAACACCTAGTATTGTTCCTTTGTTGCCATTATCTAAATTAACATTTCCTGAAAAATCAATTTTGATGGCTTTTTCATTGTTGGCATCATAAGGAAATAGAACCCAATCCTTTTGCTTACCACTACCATTGTTTTGCATTTTGTCCTCCATTGGTTTGTATGCTTTTTTGTTGTGATTCAAAAATCTTTTCTATTGAATCATTTTCTTTTTTCCAATTACTATAAAGAGCAGTTAGTTTTGTTTCTGTTGTCTGCTTCTTTATTTGTTCGTTAATTGAAACTTGTTTGTTATTACCTTGATTGTTCAAAGCATTAACTAATTCTTCAGCACTAGCAAATTCAGATCCTGATAGTCCAAAGGCAGCCAAACATCTACCTAACGCACTTGTTGATGCGTTTTCTAATGCACTTGTTTTATTAATATAAGATGAATTTCTAAACTCCTCTGCATGACCTACACTATAAATTGTATCGCTAATATATAATTCTACTTTAACAATCACCCTGTCATTATCATGGTGTAATATTTCTTCATTAAATCTAGCCTCTGGAAATCTTTGTAATAAATGTTTATGTCTTTCTACAACAATTGCATATTGTTTTCCTTTAATAGAAACAGTTGGTATATTACCTATTTCTTTTAAACATTCTTTTCTTCTGTCTTTAAAAGAACCTTTACTTTTTTCTTCTGGCACTTTTTCTGCTTTTTTCATTGTCTTTCCTCTCATCATTTAGTTGTTTATTTAAAAAGTCTATTAATTGTTGTCGTTTATCTACTTCTTTTTGTAATTCTGTTTTCTCATCATCTCTTTTTAATAATAATTGTGTGCTTTTTTTTATATCTTGTTTAAGATTTCTGTTTTCTGTTTGCAGTTTTGCAAGTTGCATCATTATTTGATCTGTCATTTTTTACCTTTCATTACTTGTTCTAATGTTAAATTTTCTGTAATCATGTCTTGCATACCTTGACCAGCTAATCCACCAAATATCATTTTTAAATTAGGTTTTAATTTTTTTCTTTCGGCAGCAGTTAGTTTGCAATAGTCAAAAAACCATTGATCTATATTTTTATTTAATTGACTTGGTGACAAATGATCGGCAGTAAACATTCCACCTTCCTCTTTCTTTGTCCATTCTTTACCTATTTTTTTAAGCATTGAAACCATACAATATAAAATATACAAAAATTGTCAAAATGATATACAAGATAATTTCAATTTGTGGGTGCATTATCTGTGTCAAAATTTATTGTTGCATTAAAAGAAAACGATATTCTTTCATCATCTTTATTGGTACTATTAAATGGGTACACAACATGGGATAAATTGTTCGGAAACAAGATCCATTGCCTAACCTCTGGCATCACCCTATAATTAACATCGGCAAACATATTTTCAGAACCTTCAATAAATTCTGTCTGACCTGAAAAGTCATTATGTTGTTTTGCATTTTCTGTTGGAATCATTGAGTCTGGTATTTGTAAATAACCAACGCAACTTAAATGATAATTAGGATGTACATATTCAGTATGTCTATGGCATGGATTATAGTCGCCAGGTTTAGATATTACATACCAAGCACTATTAATTAAGATACTTTTAATTTTATGTTTAATATGTGCGTTTGTATAAGATGCTATTATCGGATCAAAAAAAGCTGCTTTCCATTTAAGCATAATCTCTGGGGTAATTAAATATTCTTCTGCTACATGACCGACTAATCTTTCTCCCCAATCATGGTCTTTTTGTTTTTTTTTGTCATTTCTTATCTTTTTTAAATCCTCTTTAAAATCTTTTAATAATTCTAAAGGTAGTTCAGCTCTTGCCATTGATGAGCCAAAAGGTTTAAAAATTTTAAAATTTATCTTGTCTTTCATTGTCCTCCAAAGGTGTTAGTTCATTGACTTCAATTTTATAAGCAGCAGGTCTATGGTCATAACCAAAATTAGATAGTTTTTCAGGTGGTAAATCATCATTATAAATAAATGAACCTACAATATTAAAATTAAAATCTTTATCATCATTTTTAATTATTAGAATATACTTACCTTTCTTTTCACCTGGTCTAATCAGTAAAAAATTATATGCTTTCTTATTTTGTGTTCTTATTTCTATATTGTCCTGAAAGTCAGAATCCTCATATCTCTGCAAATTATCGGTATAAGACGCATTATGGTAGGAGTTAGTCCATTTTGCCCAAGAAACCTCTCCTAATGCTCCTAGAAAGCCATCATAGAGCTGATTTTTAAGGTTCTTATCATATCCATAGCTAAAACCTTTATTCATTCTTAAATTACCAATAAATCTCTTTTGAGCTATTGTATAAGCTAGTTCTACATCATTCGGATCTAGGTTTACTTTTGCCATTTATACCTTTCATTAATTGATTAAATACTGTTGTTCCTGGATTAAGGTCATAATCTTTTAAGCTACAACCACAAACTAATATAAA